TGATAATAAGTTAGACGATCAAGCACTCAAAATTGTAAAAGAAAAACTATTTAGTTAAATGGCTAAAGCCACAGAAGAACAGTTTAATGAACTGCACAACCTCGTCACTACTGAATTCCTTAAAAGGGTCAAGAGCGGCGAGGCAACTACTCAAGATTTAAAAGCTGCATGTGATTGGCTCAAAGTAAATGATGTCAGTGGCGTGGCTTACGAGGGTAATCCTTTAGATAAATTGAATAGACTTATGCCTAAAGTAGACCCTGAACTTGTACAAAGGAGGTTGTATGCAAAGAGGAAGTCGTAACGTACCAAGAAGTAAGGCTTCCAAAACAACTAAATTCTATTGGGATAATCCAAGATCTGCCCAACATCACTCTGATAGTAATAACAGTGGAAGCTCTAAAGGTGAGTTTGCTCATACGAACGCATATAAAAAGAAACATGCTAACGCACGTGCCAATGCGTTAAAGATTAAACCTAATCAAGACATGGTAACTCAAAAAGATGGTTCCCTAAAACCAGGTAATCGTAAACATAATCGTGGTAAAGGGAGGTATGCATAATGGCAGTAACTAAGCTTGCTAAATTATTAATTAAAGGTGGTAAGGCTTATGCAAAACGAAAGAAGAAAGTATCCAAATCAGGTTTAGAAGCTAAACTTATTAAACAAAGTAAGAATCTTTTAAGTAAAGGGTTTAAAGGGGTTATACCTAACTTAAGTAAAGCTAAGAAAACTATTTTCAGTAAAGGAAAAAAATCACTTTTATTTACTGGTAAAAAGTTAAAAGAAGGTTTTCAATTAGCACATAAACAAGGTAAACCTCTTAGACAGGCAGCAATTAATAAATTAAAAATAGGATCTAGATTTGGTAGGAAATATGGTACTAAAAAACTATTAGGTAAAGTTATTGGAAAAACCTTTGGTAAAGCAATCGCCCCCGTTGTGACTGCATTCGATTATAAAGATTTAATAGATCAAGGATATACTAGAAAAGAAGCTATGATTATTGCAGGATCTGAATTAGCTGGTTGGACAGGTGGTGCTGCAATAGGAGCTGCTACTACTGGTGGTCTAGGTAGTTTTGGTCTTGGACTAGGTGGTGGTGCAGGTGCAAGAGAGATAGCTCGAAGATCTTTAGGTGTTACTGATGAAAAACTTCAAAGTAGATTAGCAGCTAGATCTTTATTTATAAATCAAAAAGAAGAAGTTAAAACTCAAGCAGGAGGTGCTAACTAATGGCTTATGCAAAATTAGCTGGTAAACTTATTAAACCTGCTTTTAAATCTGGTATTAGATTACTTAAAAAACCTAAATCCAGTAAACTTTTATTAAAAAATAAAGGATTTGGTACTAGATTAGTTGATAGTGTTGAGGATATAGCAATTAGAAAGAAATATCTTCCTGGTAAAAGCCCATTAGATGTACCTATAAGACAACTTAATAGAACACCTTCTGGTGTAATAAAAGAATCAGATCCTTTAGTTAAAGCTTTTAGTGAATCTAAAAGAGGTAAAGAAATACGTAAATTAGCTGAAAAACATAGGGCAGCAGATCTTCCTGGTTCTCCTAAAGGAAGTCTTGCTGGTATAACTAATAAACTTGGTCCTATTAGTGATGATGCAGGTAATCGTATTTTAATAAAAGGTAGTGGTAAAACAGGAATAAAATTCAGAACAAAGGCAGCTAAAGATGCAGGTGATTTAAAACGAGCTACTAACGAATTATCTCAAACTGCAGGTAAACCTGATTGGGCCGCTTTTCCAACTCTTAAAGGTTCAGAAGGTCATCATGCTAGAATGGTAGAAGGTTATGCTTGGGCTTTCCAAGGTGCTAAACCTAGTGAAGCAAGAGAACTTTCTCAGCATGTACTTAATAAAGGTATATCCATGGGTCGTACTCAATTCAATAAACAGAATATACCTCAACCTGTGCATAAAGCTTTGCATAATTGGATGGATGCTCAATTAGGATTTAATGGTTTAGATATGCCATCAATGGCAGGTAAAACTTTAAAACAGCGTAAACAAGCTTTAGAAATATATTTAGAACATGTCCAACCTGGAGTTGATGAAACTTTATTCACATTAATGCAGAAATATAATGCTGGTGCGAAAACAAAAGCAGCCCTTTTAAAAGACCTGCCTTATTTCAATAAATAATATGGAATTCTTTAACCAAAAAAAACGTAAAACTACTAAAGTCTTAGGTAAAAAATCCCCTATCAAACAAGTACAATCTGCTAAAAAACCTGGATTGACCGTTAATACATTTACAAAAGCAGATAAACGCAGACTACGTAGAGGGAGAACTAGGACTAATTCAACTCTATCATTATAACTATGGGATCACGTAAAGACTTAAAAAAGTATGGTATTCAAACCAACTATAAAGGTGGAGATGCTGCTATGGATGCTGCCATCGAAGCTATCAAAAAAGACCCTGTAATGCAACACATGTGGGGTATGGGTGAGCGTTTTAAAGTTAAGAAAAAAACTGCAAAAGATTTGAAAATAGCAAAGAACAAGAAAAAATCTAAAACTAGAATAGCATGACCAATGTTGTACAGGCATTGAAAGATGATTTCAAGTTATTCCTACAGGCTTTGTGGGAACAACTTGGTCTACCCTCACCAACAAGAGCACAATATGCAATCGCAGACTATCTTCAACATGGACCTAAACGTCTTCAAATTCAAGCTTTCCGTGGTGTTGGAAAGAGTTGGATCACTGGAGCCTTCGTCCTCTGGACTCTCTTTAAAGATTCTGAAAAGAAAATAATGATTATATCCGCATCTAAAGAACGTGCGGATAATATGTCAATCTTCCTACAAAAACTTATCATTGAAACTCCATGGCTCAAACATCTTCAACCGAAATCAGACGATTCTCGCTGGAGTCGCATCAGCTTCGACGTAAACTGTTCCCCTCACCAAGCCCCAAGCGTAATGATTTTGGACGATATCGAAGTTCCTGGAAACTCCATGACGGAGTTAATGCGTGAAAAATTACTTCAACTCTGTACTGAAGCTGAGTCCATCCTCACGCCGAAAAGCGATTCTCGTATTATGTATCTCGGGACTCCTCAGACTACTTTTACTATTTATCGTAAGTTGGCAGAGCGTTCGTATCGTCCCTTCGTTTGGCCCGCAAGATACCCCCGTTCCCTCGCAAACTATGAAGGATTAATCGCTCCTCAGTTACAAGAAGATATAGATACAGGTGTGGAAAAATGGGAAGTAACTGACCCTGATAGATTTAATGAAGATGATTTGGTAGATCGTGAAGCCTCTATGGGTCGGTCTAACTTCATGCTTCAGTTTATGTTAGACACAAGTTTATCTGATGCTGAAAAATTCCCGCTTAAAATGGCTGACCTTATTGT